ATGACAAATATTGGCGTGGGGCGGCGACGGGCATTCTCTGCGGGATGGCAGGTGATTTCCGATATGTCGGGATCCTTGAGCACTGATGGAGGCCCTCCGGCCGAACACAACACCATTATAGCGCCCTCAGTAACCGCTGCAGCTATCCCGGAAGTCTCGATCCCGAGTGACGACAAGATCGGGCTCTCCGACAGAGTTGGCATGATGCCCGGTATTGGCGGGGAGCCCGCCGACGATCTGGAGACGGAAGGTCGCCAACAATTCTGGTCCTATTGCCAGCGTTATCGTCAGGACTGGAGCCGAAACGGTCGTTCCGAACAAAAACCGCCGGAAGGCGACTGGCGGGTCTGGCTTTTGATGGGCGGGCGCGGGTCGGGCAAGACGCGGGCGGGGGCGGAATGGGTGCAGGCGCTGGCGGCCGGCAAGGCGGCGCGGCCGGGATTGCGGATCGCGCTGGTGGCGGAAACGCTAGGCGATGCGCGCGAGGTGATGATCGACGGTGTGTCCGGCATCTGCCGGATCGCGCACAACCTCCGGCCGGACTTCGAGGCGTCGCGGCGCAGATTGGTCTGGCCGAACGGTACGGTGGCGCAGATTTTTTCCTCGGAAGACCCCGAAAGCCTGCGCGGGCCGCAATTCGACCATGCCTGGTGCGATGAACTCGGCAAATGGAAACATGGGCAGGAGACCTGGGACATGCTGCAGTTTGCCCTGCGGCTCGGGCATCGTCCCCGCGCGCTGGTGACGACGACGCCGAGGCCGGTGCCGGTGCTGAAGGCGCTGATCGCCGATCCCGGCACCACGACATGCCGGATCAGGACCGGCGACAATGCGGCAAATCTCGCGCCGGGATTTCTCTCCGCCATGGCTGGACGCTACGGCGGCACGCGGCTGGGGCGGCAGGAACTTGACGGCGAGATGATCGAGGATCGCGAGGATGCGCTGTGGTCTCGCGCCGGGATCGAGGCACTGAAGCTGCGCGATACCGGGCCGCTTGGCCGCATCGTCGTGGCAGTCGATCCGCCAGCCGGCATGGGACGCGAATCCTGCTGCGGCATCATTGTCGCTGGGCTCGATCGCGCCGGGCGCGGTGTCGTGCTGGCCGATTGTTCGGTCGAAGGCGCAAGCCCGGCCGGATGGGCCGGTGCCGTGGTTCGCGCTTTCAAGCGTTTTGACGCCGACCGGATCGTCGCCGAGGTCAACCAGGGCGGTGACATGGTCTCTGCCGTGTTGCGCGGGATTGATGCGCAGCTGCCGGTCACGGCCGTCAGGGCGTCGCGCGGAAAATGGCTCCGGGCGGAACCTGTGGCAGCGCTCTACGAGCAGGGCCGGGTGGTGCATGCCGGTTCGTTTCCGGCGCTCGAAGACCAGATGTGCGATTTTGGGCCGGATGGATTGTCGTCGGGTCGTTCGCCGGACCGGCTGGATGCTCTGGTCTGGGCGCTGACGGCGCTGATGCTGGACGGTGGCGGCGAGCCGCGGGTCAGGGGGATTTGATGAGGGCTGGAAAGCGGGTGCCGATGGATCGATGTTACGAGTACTTGGCGGTCACCCCACCCCGGAGCTTTGCTCCGACCCTCCCCATCAAGGGGAGGGTGTCGTGCGGCAGAACTGTCGAATTATTTAGCCGATATGGCGGCAGCGGGCTTGGAGGCCGTCGATGCGGTTTGGCGGATCTGGCGCCACTCGTTTTCGAGGCGTTCGAACTGGGCCTGGGAGATTTTCTGGGCCGGCATGGGCGATCCTTTCGTTCTTTCTGCAACGACCGACAACGCAAGACTGGCCGGAAGGTTCCGTTCCGGTTGTGCGCTGGCGGTTGAAAACTCCGAAGAGACGGTCAGCGTTTGTCGTTTGCTGTCCCGGTGGATTTCTGCGTGAGGGAAGAGTTGTCCCGCATCTGCTGCCAGGCGTTTTCGAACCGGTCGAGGATGTGCTGCGGTACCGTCGAGCGGGTGGTGTCGGCCTGTATCTTGCTCTGAGCGTTCATTCGATCCTCCTCGATCAAGGCAATGTCATATTGCTTGAAACCAGATTTCACATCCCAAAGCCAAAGTAAATCAGGGCATTAAACAGTTTAAACGATTTAAATTGGTTAAATCGATTTAGAGTCACGACATTTTTCAAGTGTTGTGACCGGAAACGGAGGATGAATGTTCTTTGCGCGAAAAACCTTCTTCGATGCTGTGCGTATTTCCCTGTTCGACGGTGTGCTGAAAATGCGCCACGTGGCGGGGTTGACGGCTATCCTCGATCGCGGCGGGGTTGCAGCAGGGATCGACGATCGCTGGCTCGCCTATATGCTGGCGACCGCGCATCACGAGACCGGCCGGAGGATGCAGCCGGTGCGCGAGACCTTTGCCAAAAGCGACGCCCGGGCGATCGCCCTGCTCGACAGCGCGTTTGACAACGGCCGGCTGCCCTCTGTGTCGGTGCCCTACTGGCGGCGGGACGCGGACGGCAAGAGCTGGCTCGGGCGCGGGCTGGTGCAACTGACGCACCGGGTCAATTATGAAAAAATGGCATTGGCAACCGGGATCGACCTGGTGTCCCGGCCGGAGCGGGCGATGGAAATGGACGTTGCCATCGACATCCTGTTCATCGGCATGCGAACAGGCGCGTTTACCGGACACAGGCTGGAACAGTATTTCTCTGAAAGCACAGAAAACTGGACCGGCGCGCGGCGGATTATCAATGGCCGCGACCGGGCGGAACTGGTGGCGGGATACGGCAGGCGATATCTTGCGGCAATCCGGCTGGCGCGGGCGGCGTAAGCGATATCGCATTCATCCCGGTCTTAGGCCGCGCCCGGGCGGCATTCAAGGATAGCGAGACATGAAAAATCCATTCCGTCTGCCGTGGCGCCGCCCGGTGGAAAGCGACGCTTTGCGTGAAACCAAGGCGGCCTCAAGTTTCATTGCCATTGCGCAGGAGGGGCGGGCGCACTGGACCGGGCGATCCTATGCGGCGCTTGCCCGCGAAGGGTTCATGCGCAATCCGGTGGCGCACCGGGCAGTCAGGCTGATTTCGGAGGCTGCGGCCAACGTGCCGCTGCTGGTCTACGAGGGAACGCAGGAGCGGAGCGAGCATCCGCTGCTGACGCTTTTGGCACGGCCGAATGGCCGGATGGGCGGACATGATTTCCTCGAGACGCTCTATGGCCATCTGCTTTTGTCCGGCAATGCCTATGTCGATGCGGCCGAGATCGGCGGAACGGTGCGCGAACTGCATCTGCTGCGGCCGGACCGGGTGCGCGTCCTCGAAGGACGGGACGGCTGGCCGGAGGCGTATGAATACCGGGTCGCCAACCTGGTGCGGCGGATTTCGGCCGGCGAAGACGGGCTGCTGCATCTGAGGCTGTTTCATCCGCTCGACGATCACCTCGGCTTTCCGCCGCTGGCGGCGGCACAGATGGCGCTCGATCTTTCGAATGCGGCGGCGACCTGGAACAAGGCGCTGCTCGACAATTCGGCCCGGCCTTCCGGCGCTCTGGTCTACCAGCCGAAGGAGGGCGGCAATCTGTCGGCCGACCAATACGACCGTCTGAAGAGCGAACTGGACGAAGGCTATTCCGGCCCGATCCGCGCCGGACGGCCATTGTTGCTCGAAGGCGGGCTCGACTGGAAGGCGATGGGGCTTTCGCCGAAGGACATGGATTTCGTCGAGGCGAAGAATGGTGCTGCGCGCGACATCGCCCTTGCCTTCGGCGTGCCGCCGATGCTGCTCGGCATTCCCGGCGACAATACCTATGCCAATTATCAGGAGGCCAACCGGGCGCTGTACCGGCTCACTATCCTGCCGATGGTTTTTCGCACGGCGGCATCATTGTCCGGATGGCTTTCCGGGCGGTCCGGCGAAGTGTTGAAGCTGGTGCCGGATCTCGACCAGGTGACCGGGCTGACCGGCGAACGGAGCGAAGTCTGGGCACGGATGAAGGACGCAGATTTCTTGAGTGACGAGGAGAAGCGGCAGGCGGTGGGCTATTAGGGCGGGACTTGAGGAAGGCGCGCGCTGCTGGTATTTTGTTATACGCCGTATAACAAATGGAGCCGATGATGGCCAAGCCTGTTCTGTCCGATCCGATCGCGCTGCGTCTGCCAGTCGACGTGCTGAAGGATATCGAGACGATCGCCGCAACGAGTGAACGATCCCGTAGCTGGGTGATGGTTCGGGCGATGCGGTATTATCTTCTCAACGAGGGTGCCGACATTCTTGAAGTTTCGCAAGGGCTGCAGGACGTCAAGGATGGCAAGGTTCATGATCTGGACACTGTTCTGAGTGAGCTTGACCGGCTGGCTGAAGACGACGCTGCCTGATGAAGGTCCGGTTTTCCGAACGGGCTCTCGCCTATCTCAAAGCGGAGCAGACCTATCTTGGCCGTTTCGACAAGCGGGCCGCGAGAGCGACGGCGCGGCAGATCAGAAAAGCCGCGGAAATTCTGGCCGAATATCCGCAGGCTGGGCAGGCTGTTGCGATCATCCCGGGCGTCAGGCGCTATGTGTCTGCACCCTACATTATTGACTATACCGAAGCCGACGGTGCCATTGTTGTATTGGCCATTCGGCACGGCCGGCAAAATCCGCGCGTGCCAGATGCGAATGACGAGCCCGACCAGTTCGAGACTTAAACAACACAATCCGATCAAAGGTTTGAGGCTGGAATCCTGTGGCGGATGCGGGCGCGGATGAATCTTCGTGTGAAGTGGCTGATTCAACCTTTCAACACCACGCCGCAACCGATTCAAAAGATTCAGAGAATGCTCCGGCTGACGCAACGTCACGCCGCGCCTCACCCTGCGGCAGGTGACTGCAGTTGGGTGATGACGATGCAATTGCGATAATAGCATCAAGGACTTAACAAATGGCTGATTTTGGCAATGACCCGGGCCTTTGGACTGCCAAGGGGATCGGCGCTGCGGCCGGGGCTGCGGTGTCGCTGATCTACATGCTGCCGAAGGGCAAGCGTGAGGCTGCCTCGCGCTTTTTCACCGGCCTGTCCTGCGGGCTAATTTTTGGCGGACCGGCGGGACTGTGGATCGTCAGCAAGCTCGATATCGCAGGCAGCCTTTCGGGCGCCGAGGTGATGCTGACGGGTTCGGCGGCATCCAGCCTTCTTGCCTGGTGGGTGATGGGGGCGGCCGTGCGCGTGGCGCAACGGTTTGGGACGCGGCCGGATTAGGTTGGCAGTGCCGCAGGGACCTGTTTGCCGGCTGTCATCCCGGGCGGATCAAATGTTTCCGCCCGGGTGTGTCGCTGCCGCATCGCATCCTGCGTCAGTCCACGGCCGTCCCTCGAAGACGACCCGGGTCGAGATAGACCGGGGCCGCCAGGGATCAACCCCGGGCCTTGAAGAATTTTTGTGACGAGGCGTCGACGCCCGGCTGCCGGATTTTCCATCCACGGCATTTTCAACCATCGGAGAGAGACCATGACGACCGACAGCATGCCTGTCTGGCGAACGCAGAAGTTTGCCAATCTGACGCTGTCCGGGGTGACCGGGGAGGGATGGTTTTCCGGCTATGCCAGCATTTTTGGCGAGGTCGATCTCGGCAAGGACGCGATTGCGCCCGGCGCTTTTCAGCAGTCGCTGGCCCGGCGTGGCGCGCGCGGTGTGCGCATGCTGTTCCAGCACGATCCCGGCGAGCCGCTGGGCACCTGGAAGACCATTCGCGAGGATGCGCGCGGGCTCTATGTCGAGGGGCTCCTGTCGCCGGGGGTCGCCCGGGCGCAGGAGGTGCACATGCTGATGAAGGCGGGTGCGCTCGACGGGCTGTCGATCGGCTTCCAGACCGTCAAGGCGAAGACCGACGGCAAGACCGGCGTGCGCTGCATCCTCGAAGCCGATCTCTGGGAAATCTCGATCGTCACCTTTCCGATGCTGCCATCGGCCAGGGTTTCGAACGTCAAGAATGCGCGGTTCTTCCGCGACACGGAAACGGAGCTCGTGCGCACGATGCGGCGGGCGGCCCGGATGATGAAGCTCTCCGATAGAAGGACACATCGATGAACGAGACGAGCAATATGGCACTGCCAGGCAAGGTCGCCCCTGAAATCAAGACCGCACCCGAGACGATCACCGCGGCGTTTGAGGATTTCATGGGTGCCTTCGAGGCCTTCAAGGAAACCAACGACCGGCGGCTGGGCGAGCTGGAAAGCAAGCTGACGGCCGATGTCGTGACCCGCGACAAGATGGACCGCATCTCGCGCAGCATGGACGAGCAGAAGCGGGTCATCGACCAGCTGGCCCTGAAGAAGGCCCGGCCGGCGCTCGGCCGCAGCGGCGAAACCAGCCTGGAGACGATGGAGCACAAGGCGGCGTTCGAAAGCTATATCCGCCGGGGCGACGAACAGGCGCTGCGCGAACTGGAAGCCAAGGCATTTTCGACCGGTTCGGCCAGCGACGGCGGCTATCTGGTGCCCAACGAGACCGATACGGAAATCGGCCGCCGGCTATCGGTGGTTTCGCCGATCCGCTCGATGGCGACGGTCAGGCAGGTCTCAGGTGCGGTGCTGAAAAAGCCGTTTGCGCTTGCCGGCATGGCGACCGGCTGGGTGGCGGAGACGGCCGCGCGGCCGCAGACCACGACGCCGCAGCTGGCCGAACTTTCCTTCCCGACCATGGAACTCTATGCCATGCCGGCAGCGACCGCGGCCCTTCTCGACGATGCGGCCGTCGATATCGAGAACTGGATCGCCTCCGAGGTCGATATCGCTTTCGGCGAGCAGGAAGGCACGGCCTTCGTTTCCGGCGACGGGACCAACAAGCCGAAGGGCTTTTTGAGCTATACCAATGTGGCCGAGGCAAGCTGGAGCTGGGGCAATATCGGCTATATCGCCACGGGTGCCGCGGGTGCCTTCAAGGCGAGCGGACCGTCGGACACGCTGATCGATACGATCTATGCGCTGAAGGCCGGGCACAGGCAGAACGCCGCCTTCGTGATGAACCGCAGGACACAGGCCGAGATCCGCAAATTCAAGGATGCCGATGGCAACTATCTGTGGCGTCCGCCTGTGGTGGCCGGGCAGCAGGCCTCGCTGATGGGGTTTCCGATTGCCGAGGCGGAGGACATGCCGGATATCGGCGCCGGCAGCACGTCGATCGCCTTTGGCAACTTTGCCGCCGGTTATCTCGTCGTCGATCGCACCGGGGTGCGGGTGCTGCGCGATCCCTATTCGGCCAAACCCTATGTGCTGTTTTACACCACCAAGCGCGTCGGTGGGGGAGTGCAAAATTTTGAGGCTATCAAGCTGATTAAATTCGCGGCATCTTGAATAAGCGTAAGGCCGCCCTTTCTCAAAGGTGGCAACCATTCGCGCCGGCGGTCTTCCCTGCCGCAGTGCGCGAGGGTGGACGCAGCTCCCCTCCCGCTGCGTCCACCCATTTCATGCCCCAAGCATCCCCATTGGAGAGTGCCATGACCATCACCGAACTGGCGCCGCCGCTCGGCGAGCCGCTGACGCTTGCCGAGACCAAGGCGCATCTGCGCGCTGAAACAAGCGCCGACGATGCGCTGATTAGCGGGCTGATCCGCACCGTGCGCGACCATCTGGAACTGCAGACCGGGCTTTCGCTGCTGACGCGAACCTTCCGGCTCTATCTCGACGACTGGCCGCCGGCGCGGGTGATTCAGATTGGCAGGCGGCCGGTGCAAACGATTGAGGGCATTACGGTTTATGATGCGGCTGGCATGCCGGTTGCCGTCGATGCCGCTGGTTTCGTGCTGGACGGCCAAGCGCGTCCGGCGAGGCTGATCCTGCCGCGGCAACCGGAGCCGGGACGGGCAATCAACGGGATCGAGATCGATTTTTCGGCCGGTTTCGGGGCGACCGGCGCGGATGTGCCCGACACGCTGAAGCGGGCGATGCTGTTGCATGTCACGCTGCTCTACGAATTTCGCGGCGCGGTGTCGCCGGACAGCCAGCCGGCGGCGGCGCCTGCCGGTTACGACCGGTTGATTGCGCCCTTTTGCCGGCGGGGGCTTTGACGATGGGTGCCGTCACTTTCGATCCCGGGCAGCTGTCGGCGCGGCTTGAGCTGGAGATGCGCGCCGATGCCGGTGATGGCCAGGGCGGTATCGTACCGGGCTTTGCGCCGGTGACCTCGCTCTGGGCGCGCATCGAGCCCGTCGCCATCATCGAAGAGGAGCGGGCGGACGCGGAGGTGTTCATTGTGACGCATCGCATCTGGATCCGGTTTCGCGAGGATATCGCGGCCGGTATGCGGTTTCGCAAGGGGATGCGGATTTTTACGGTCCAGGCATGTCATGATCCGGACGAGACACGGCGCTATCTGGTCTGCCGGTGTGCGGAGGATGGGCGATGAGTGCTGCCGGCCCCTTGCAGAAGGCGATTTTCGCAAGGCTTGCCGGTGACGCGGTGCTGACGGCGCTGATCGGGTCCGACGGGGTTCACGATCACCTGCAGGCACGATCGCACCGGCCATGTGTTTTCATCACCGGGATCGAAACCCGGGATGCGTCGACGGCCAGCGAGGCGGGAGAAGAGCATCTGGTCACGCTGGACGTGCTGACCGGTGAAGGCGGAAGCCGGATAGCGCAGGAGATTGCCGCGCGGGTACGGACGCTGCTGGACGACGTGCCTCTTGTCCTCGCCGGGTTTGCGCTGGTCAGTCTTTCGCACCGGCGTACCAGGATTGGCCGTGATGCCAAGGCGAAGGGGCATGTGGCGGAAATGGTTTTCCGCGCAGTAACGGAGTGAAGCTTTGCGTACCTGAAGTGTGAATTGGCTGGCGTCCCCTTCGGGCGCCTTTTTCGTTTTCCGAGAAGGATGAAAACATGGTGGCGCAGAAGGGGAAAGATCTTCTTTTGAAGATCGACAATGGTGGCTCTTACCTGACGGTAGCGGGGCTGCGCTCGAAACGGCTGGCGTTCAACGCCGAGACGGTGGACGCCACGGACGCGGAATCTGTTGGGCGGTGGCGGGAGCTTCTGGGCGGCGCGGGCGTGCAGCGCGCCTCTGTCTCGGGCGCCGGTATCTTCAAGGACCAGAACTCGGATGCGCTGGTGCGCGCGGCATTTTTCAATGGCGCCATCCTGAACTGGCAGATCGTCATTCCGGATTTCGGCACGCTGACCGGGCCGTTCCAGGTGACGGCGCTGGAATATTCCGGCCAGTACAATGGCGAGATCCTATTCGAAACGGCGCTGGAATCGGCCGGTGCCCTGACTTTTGCGGCGCTGTGATGAGCGGGCGAAGCACGGGAGTGGCAGGCCGGGCGAACCGGCATCGCGGCGAGGTGGAGGCCACGATCGGCGGCGAGCGGCGTATCCTCTGCCTGACGCTCGGCAGTCTCGCCGAGTTGGAGACCGCTTTTGAGGCTGACAATCTGATGGAACTGGCAGCGCGGTTTTCGGCCGGGCGGCTGAAGGCGGAAGACATGATCCGGATTTTGAGCGCCGGCCTGCGCGGCGGCGGCAATCTGGTCTCCGACGAGGATGTCGCCGTGATGAGCATCGACGGCGGCATTGCCGGCCTGGCGCGGCTGACCAGCGAACTGCTAGCGGCGACTTTTGGCGCAGCGGAGGACGGCGAAAACCCTTGAGGGCCGCAGCGGGCAATGGCTTGCCGCCCCCGTTTCCGTGGGGCCTGGTGATGCATGCCGGGCTTTGCCTGTTGCGGCTTCCAGCACAGGATTTCTGGTCGATGACCCCAAGGGAGATGCAAGCCGCATTCGGCGGGTTGCGGCCTTCAGGGGCCGTTCCGGATCGCTCCGGTATGGAAACGCTGATGGCGGCGTTTCCGGACTGAGACGGCTGACATTTTCTTCAAGGAGATAATGATGGAACACGACGAGTTGGAGTTTTCGGCCGCGGCCGAGGATGCGGATGCGTTGAAGGATGTGCTCGACGATCTGGAGCGGCGCTCGCGCTCGTTCGGTTCGGCTCTGACTGGGGCCTTGGCCTCGGCGACGCGGGGCGGCAAGGGGCTGGAGGATGTGCTGCGCGGCGCCGGCTTGCGGCTGACGGAGATTGCGCTTTCGGCGGGATTGAAGCCGCTGGAAGGGCTGCTCGGATCGGCGATCTCCGGGCTTGCCGGGGGCCTGAGTGGGGCAACCGCTTTTGCCGAAGGTGGCGTGCCGGGCCGGGTGACGCCGTTTGCCGCCGGCGGTGTCGTGTCGACGCCGACGTATTTTCCGATGGATGGGCAGATGGGGCTGATGGGCGAGGCGGGATCGGAGGCGATCCTGCCATTGAAGCGCGGTTCCGATGGGTCGCTGGGCGTGGCGTCTTCCGGTGGCGGTGCGGCGATGAATGTCGTCTTCAATGTGACGGCGCCCGATGCGCAGAGTTTTCGCAAGTCGGAAGGACAGATTGCGGCGATGCTGACGCGCACGGTGGGGCGGGGACGGCGGGGGCTTTGAGGGCGGAAGAGTTTTGCCGTGGCGATGCCCATCACCCTCGGATCTACTGCGGGTTCATCAGATCGTCAGGATCGAACTTATAGCCAGCACTGAGGTTTCTCTTCGCGCATTCGGAATGTGCCTGAAATTCCTGAGAAGGTTGAAGGTTTTCAACAAACCAGAGATTAGTGACCCGAATGTACACGGCTTTGGCGTCGTGCTCCTCAATAGTTTCTTTGCAAAACCAGCAGGCATAGTCGCTCATGCGCTCTTCCCAAAATTCCTCGACAAAAAGGTCGGCGGAGACCGGAAGCGCCTATTAAAACTAGGGCCTTGGTTGGAACAAGGGGTGACCGCGAAATATAAGGACACCCTACCCCCCTTACAAAGATTTGCAGGGACATAGAACCGCTTTTGCGCTCACGCACCGTCGATAGTGTAACGGATCAACCGGTCACACACGACCTCGCCCACGTCATCTGGGGCGTCAAGATCATCGAGAAAATCACGGGCGATGAAGCCTTCAAGGAAATAAACGTAAGGCTTCCCAGAGACAAAAATCGGACCATTTTTGTCGGGAGACTCGCTAGAAAGAAACGCCTCGGCCTCACTGGTCCACGGCTCGACCACATAAATGGTCTGATCGTCCAACCACTCGCGCCGTGACCTGAGCAACTCTCGCAGGTTCATGCCACCTCCACTTATCAGCACCACGTTCTACCTTGGACACATTACCAAAGCCAGAGGATACCTGCCCCACCACCCCAAACGAATGTGCGGCGATGAACGTCGTTGACGGGCGAGCGGAAGACAAACGCCGCCGCCATTCCAGCAATCCCTGAACTCTCCCCACCAACCGATTCCACACACAACGGAAAACATCATGCCAACAGGATTTCACGAAGTCCGGTTTCCCTTGCGCTTGGCATTGGGGACGAGTGGCGGGCCGGTGCGGCGGACGGATATTGTCAGTCTTTCGAACGGGCGGGAAAACCGCAACCGGCGGTGGCGCGATGCGCGGCGGCATTATGATGCGGGATCGGGGATCAAGTCGGTCAGTGATCTCTACGCGGTGCTGGAATTTTTCGAGGCGCGGGCGGGGCAGCTTTACGGGTTCCGCTTTCGCGATCCGCTGGATTTCAAATCCTGCGCGCCCGGCGGCGCGGTCATGGGCCATGATCAGATGATCGGCACCGGTGATGGGGTGACGACTGTCTTTCAGTTGGTGAAGGTTTATGGCGACGCGGGTGGTGTGACTGTGCGTGAGATCGCCAAGCCGGTTGCGGGCACTGTGGTGATTTCGGTTGGCGGTGTTGCGGTGGTGCCGGCCGATTTTACGATCGATGTGGCGACCGGGCGCGTAACGTTTCTGTCCTCGAAAATTCCAACGATCGGCGCTGTCGTGAAGGCAGGCTTCGAGTTCGATGTGCCGGTACGCTTCGATACGGACCGGATCGATGTCGATCTGGGGCAGTTTCAGGCCGGGCGCATCCCATCCATTCCTCTGGTGGAGATCAAGCCATGAGAACGCTCACCGCAGCACTTGATGAACACCTGAACGGCGACGCGACGACGATGTCCCATTGCTGGCGCGTGACCCGGCGCGATGGGGTGGTGCTCGGCTTTACCGAGCATGATCATGATCTCAGCTTCGACGGCACCGATTTCTGGGCGGCGAGCGGTTTCCAGGCAGCCGACAGCGAGGCGGCCAGCGGACTTTCCGTCGAGGCCGGCGAGGTCACCGGCGGGTTTTCCAGCGCTGTCATCAGCGAGGCGGATGTGATTGCCGGGCGCTATGACGGCGCCAGGGTCGAGGTGTTCCAGGTGAACTGGCAGGCGCCGGACCAGCGTATTCTGCTGCGCGTGCAGGAGATCGGCGATGTCGTGCGCGCGGGCGGCGCCTTTCGCGCCGAGCTGCGGCGGCTGACGCACCGGCTGGATCAAGTGCAGGGGCGGATTTACGGGCGGCGCTGCGATGCCGTGCTCGGCGATCAGCGGTGCAAGGTCAATCTGAGCAATCCGGCCTACCGGGGCAGCGGCACGATCATGGCTGTTCTGGGCGAGACGCGGATACGGGTGACCGGGCTTGGTGCGGCGGTGGCGGGGTTTTACCGGTATGGCATGTTCCGGTTCGTTGGCGGTGCGAATACCGGACATGCGGTTGATGTCGAGGATCATCGCAAGGACGCTGACGGGGTCACGCTTTCGCTGTGGCTGCCGCCGCCTTTGCCGCTGGCTGCGGGAGATACGTTCACGGTAACGGCGGGCTGCGACAAGAGTTTTGCCACCTGTGGCGGGACGTTCGCGAACTCTCTGAATTTTCAAGGGTTTCCGCATATGCCGGGGACGGATTTTGCCTTTGGCTATGCGGACGGCGATGCGGTGCATGATGGGCGGGCATTGTATGAGTGACGATGGCGCAGAGGATCGTTTGGTTGGTTCGGAGGCTCCGGTCCCCCTCATCCGGCCCTGCGGGCCACCTTCTCCCCGTGGGGGAGAAGAGGGAGAACCAGACGCCGGCTTTGCGGGGCAGATCGTCAAGACTGCACGGAGCTGGATCGGCACACCGTACCGGCATCAAGCGAGCCTGAAGGGAGTTGGATGCGATTGTCTGGGGTTGGTGCGAGGTGTGTGGCGCGAGATTTATGGTCTGGAGCCGGAATTGCCGCCGGCCTATCAGCCGGATTGGGCCGAGCGCAGCGGCGAGGACCGGTTGCGCGAGGCGGCGCGGCGGTATTTTGGGGCACAGTTTACGGTGGCGGAGATGCGGCCGGGGGATCTGCTGTTGTTTTGCTGGCGGCCGGACTTTCCGGCCAAGCACGCGGGAATTCTCAGCAGCCAAGACCGTTTCATCCATGCCTATGAGCAGGTGGCGGTGATCGAGTCGGCACTCGTGCCGTCCTGGCGCCGGCGTGTCGCCGGCGTGTTCCGTTTTCCGCAAAAGGTCTGAGGATCATGGCGACCATTCTTCTGCAGGCGGCCGGTGCAGCGCTCGGCAGCGTGTTCGGTCCGGTTGGCGCAGCGCTTGGCCGGGCCGCCGGAGCGCTGGCCGGATCGGTCATCGACCGCTCGATCATCAATGGCACGACGACGGTCTCCGGCGCCCGGCTGGGCGATGCGCGCATCCCCGGCGCAGAGGACGGTACGGCGATCACCCGCGCCTATGGCACGGTGCGTATCGGCGGCACGCTGATCTGGGCGACCCGGTTCGAGGAGGAGGTGCGTGTCGAGCGGCAGGGCGGCAAGGCAAGCGGGCCGCGGGTCGAGACGTTTCGCTATTATGCCAATTTCGCTTTGGGGATCTGCGAGGGCGAGATTGCCTGCGTGCGCCGGGTGTGGGCGGACGGGCGGGAACTGGATCTGACCGGTGTCGAGATGCGGATATATCGCGGGGCAGCCGGTCAATTGCCCGATCCATTGATCGAGGCCAAGCAGGGCGTGGGCAAAGCGCCGGCCTACCGGGGGCTCGCCTATGCCGTGTTCGAGCGCTTGCCGCTGGACAGTTATGGCAACCGGATTCCGGTGATCCAGTTCGAGGTTTTGCGGCCGGTCGGTGCGCTGGAAAAGCAGATCCGGGCCATCACGATCATTCCGGGTTCGAGCGAGCATGGTTATGACCCGGGCGTGGTGAAGGAAGAGACAGGCGCCGGCGCGAGCCGGTTGATCAACCGCAACATTTTTCATGCCGGTTCCGACTGGCGAGCGTCGATCGACGAGTTGCAGGCGTTGTGCCCGAACCTGGAGCGGGTGGCGCTCGTGGTGTCCTGGTTCGGAACGGATTTGCGGGCAGGCCAGTGCCGGATCGTGCCTGGCGTCGAGACGCCGGTACGGCAGGGCGAAAGCCGCCCCTGGTCGGTGTCGGGGATTTCGCGCGGGGATGCGCGACGGATCACTCAGAATGGCGACGACCCGGCCTATGGCGGCACGCCGGGGGATGCAAGCGTGGTGGCGGCGATCGCCGATCTGAAAGCGCGGGGGCTAAAAGTCTATCTCTATCCTTTCGTGATGATGGACATTGCGGCCGGTAATGTGCTGCCCAATCCTTATGGTGGCACGGGGCAGCCCGCCTACCCGTGGCGGGGGCGGATTACAGCGCATCCGGCGCCGGGGTTGCCGGGCAGTGCCGACAAGACGATGGCGGCGCGCACGCAGGTGGGCGCGTTTTGCGGGGCTGCCAAGGCGGCAGATTTTTCCGTGTCCGGGACGTCGGTGACGTCGCTATCCACAGACGAAGGGTATCGCCGGCTGGTGCTGCATTACGCGCTGCTGGCGAAGGCGGCGGGTGGGGTCGACGGGTTTATCATCGGCTCCGAGTTGCGCGGACTGACGCAATTGCGCGATGGAACGGGCGCGTTTCCGTTTGTCGAAAAGCTGATCGATCTTGCGGCCGATGTCCGGGCCATGCTCGGGGTCGCCACCAAGCTGACCTACGCGGCGGACTGGAGCGAATATTTCGGCTACCACCCAGGCGATGGATCGGGCGAGGTGCACTACAATCTCGATCCGCTCTGGGCCTGCGCCGATATCGATGCCGTCGGAATCGACAATTACATGCCGCTGTCCGACTGGCGCGATGGTGACCTGTCGCTCGGCAATCCCGACGGTTTCCGCCTTGCGGAAGATGCCGAGGCGATGCGGGGGATGATCGCCGCCGGCGAGGGATATGACTGGTACTATGCCAGCACGGAGGATCGCCGCGGCCGTGTCCGCACGCCGATCACCGACGGGCTGGCGGGAAGGCCCTGGGTCTACCGCTACAAGGATATTGTCAGTTGGTGGGGGCAGACGCATCGCAACCGGATCGGCGGTGTCGAACAGGTGGTGCCAACGGCCTGGGTAGCGGGTTCGAAGCCCATCTGGTTTACCGAGCTGGGTTGCCCGGCGATCGACAAGGGTGCGAACCAGCCGAATGTCTTTACCGATCCGAAATCGTCGGAAACGGCGGTTCCCTACTTTTCGAACGGGTCGCGGGGCGATGCCATGCAGCGCCGGTTTTTGCAGGCGCAGCATCGCTTTTGGCAGGCGCCGGATGCGCCCGCATACGTTGATCCCGGTCATATGTTCGTCTGGACCTGGGACGCGCGGCCGATGCCGGCTTTCCCGGAGAACACGGCGCTCTGGTCCGACGGCGCCAATTGGCAGACTGGACACTGGCTGAACGGCCGGCTGGGCTCGGCGACTGCGGCCGACGTGATCGCGGCGGTTCTTGCGGACCACGGATTTCAGAACGGCGATGTGGCTCGTGTCAGCGGTGATCTCGGCGGTTACGTGCAGTCGGAGCAGGCTTCGGCGCGCGACGTGCTGGAGCCGCTGATGGCAGCACTGCAGATCGATGCCGTCGAGGACGGCGAGACGTTGCGGTTCCGGTCGCGGATGAAGCAGGCATCGCAGCCGAAGGTCATCTCGGTGCTGGCCGATCTCGACGAGCAACCGCTTTTCGAGGAGACGCGCGGGCACGACAGCGATTTCGGTAGCGAGGCCATCCTCGACCGGTTCGATCCGGAAAATGCCTATGAGCGGACGACCGCCCGATCACGCCGGGTATCACCGGCCAATGACCGGGTGCTGCGGTTTTCGCTGCCGGCGGTGATGCATGACGGCGCGGCGGCCAGCGCTGTCGAGGATGCCTTGCGGGATCATCAGGTGTCGCGGCGCAGTGTGCGGTTTTCGCTATCCCCGGCGGCGCTGCCGTTCGAGCCCGGCGATGTCGTCTCTTTCGATGACGGACCGGCGGGCAGTTTTATCATCCACCGGATCGAGGATGGTGCGGCGCGCGCGGTCGAGGCACGGGCATTCGTGCCGTCGGGTGGCGGCGGTCCGGTTCCACCGGCAAAACCGATCGACCGGCCGCGCAACCCATCGGACGGGTTCTCGCCGATCGTGCATCTGATGGACCTGCCGCAATACCAGGCGGGCGATGCCAGCCTGTTTGCGCGGGCGGCCGTCTTTGCCCGGCCGTGGCGGGCGGTGACGCTGTCGTCATCGGCGACGACGGAAGGCTATCAGGCGCGGGTGCGGCTCGGGCAGCCGGCGCAGACGGGTATTTTGACAGACCCGATCGGTGCCGGTGTCACCGGCCGCTTCGATGCCGCGCAGATGCTGACGCTGGATCTGCATTTCGGCGGACTGTCTTCGGCGGGCCGTCTTTCCGTCCTTAACGGGCAGAACCGCATAGCCATCCTTGCTGCGAACGGCGCCTGGGAAATCGTCGGTTACCAGAGCGCCGAGGAGATGTCTGCCGGGCGCTGGCGGTTGGCAAAACTGTTGCGCGGATTGCATGGGACGACCGATGCGATGCTGGCGGGGAGTGCTGCGGGTGCTGCGGTCGTTGTGCTCAACGCGGCGGTCAGGCCGCTTGGCCTGAGCCCGGATGAGGCCGGGCGGATGATCAACTGGATCGCCGAACCGGGCGGACAGGTTGCCGCACCAAGCGGCCCCTTTGCCTTTGCTGGCGGATTGAGGGCGGAAAGGCCGATTGCGCCGGTGCATCTGCGGGGGCGGCGTCTTGAAGGTGGCGGTATCCGAATCACCTGGGCCCGCTGCGCCCGCCGCGATGCCGATCATTGGCTGGACGGGGATATCGCGCTGGACGAGCCCCAGGAACGATATCGTATCGATATTCTCGACGGCGCGACCGTCAAGCGGTCCTTCGATGTGTCCGAACCGGCATTGCACTATGCGGCCGGCTTCGAAATCGAGGATTTCGGCTTGCCGCAGGCGGCCTTGTCGATTCGTGTCCGGCAGCGCGGCCAGAAGGTTGCCTTCGGAGTGCCGGCGCAGGCGTTGATCAGCCTGTAGAACGTCAGTTTTCTATTCAAACCAAACTCACATCAAGCGAACCGGACGGGGAGCGTCAAATGAACGATTTGAAGACCTGGTACATGTCGAAAACCGTCTGGGGCGGTGTGGTGGCAATCCTGGCATCCTGCGCCAATCTGCTGGGGCTGGAGATCGCGCCTGAGGATGAAAGTGGCATTGTCGATGGTCTGACCGCGCTGGCTGCTGCCATAGGTGGACTGATCGCCATCTGGGGCCGGATTTCTGCCCGCTCCCGATTGCGCTAGACATCGCGCAAAACTGGCTGCTTTCGGGACATTCATTTGCCATTCAGACTGTATCGTCTATTAAAACTGCAACGATGCTTCCCAGGTCGCCAATATCGTTTTCAATCCGAAAGTGCGTTCATGTCCTCACCCTTGATCATAGCAACGCTTGCAGCGGGTCTTTCCGGATTCGCGCCGCCGGCGATTGATGTGCCGTCGATGGTGGTCTCGGTGGACGGCGATTGTGGTCAGGCGGCTGCCGAAGTGGTGGCTGAGACCGGTGGCGAACTCCTGTCGGCGCAGCCGACCAGCGACGGCAAATGCGTCGTGACGGTGCTGATCCCCGGCAATGGCGGCCGTCCGAAAAAGGTGACGATGCGGGTACCGATGTAG